ACAGCGTGTCTTAATCCGCCTGTTTCTGTTTGACCAGCTGCACTATTAAATCTTGCGATTGTTAGAACATGAGTGTTAATTGCAGTTATCTTATAGAAAAATCCTGAAGGTGCACCATCAGCTGAAGGCACAGATGTTGCGTCTCCAAACTCTAGTATGTCGCCTACTTGAAATAAAGATCCATCGTCCATAGTGACCGTTGTATCTCCGATAGCAGCAGAAGAATCATTTGTTAGAGTACCACTTTGTGAGTGTGGTCCAAAGGCAGTTGAGTTAGGACATAAAGAAACTTTTAAACTGTTTCCTAGTGTTCCTGCTTCTCTTGCGGCCCAAGTTCCTATACTTGTATTTTGCCCAGCGCCTGTTTCAGAATAATAACTGTTAAGATATTCAGTAGTATTTTTAATTAAGACAGCAGTACCAGTTGACACAGCGTTTACTAAACCTGTGATTGGTCTTACTACCTTCAGATTGTTTCCGTAACCTAAAAAGTTAGCAGCACAGAAAAATTCTTCAAAGTTAGATGAGTTTGGTTTCCCAAATACTTCGACTAACTCATTTTCGGAAGAGACAGTAGTAACTTCGTCAATTGGTCCTTTTTCTGCTGTTATTACTATACCACCTGATGTCGTTGAGACAGCAGGAATGACATTAGTAAGATCCTTTTCAGTAACGAGAACACCTGGTGATACTTGAAAAGCCATATTTTAGTTCTCCTTAATATTAAGTTTATTAGTTATAACCCTTTGTGTATATTTATAGTATACCAAAACTACACTATTCCCCTTTGCGATATGATACGGGTTGCCAAACTTCTCCTGCGTCAACAAAATATCCATCATTTCCCTCTGGATCGTTTAATCCATCGTCTATGAAACCAAAAGGTGCCATATCTGCCTCAATGGCATTTTGTTGTTCAGTAAACATTTGCCCTCTCACATCTACATTGGTTAATTCTTTAAAATATCTTTGATTTGCCAACCACGAAAATATCACTAAACACATTACTAAATCGTCTGTAGCCCCACTCTCTGCCTCAAAAGATTTTCCTTTAGATATAAAAGTTGATAATTCAGATATAATATCAAAATCATTAATAATTAATTTATCTCCTTCGATTAAACTTTTGAGATTAGAAGTTCCAATTTTTTTTGTACCTTTAGTCATTCTCAAACCTAATTGATTACCACGACCACTAAAGCCTCCACCTAATACTTGACCAGAACGACCTCTTTGTGTGACCATCATCATGTTATCGTACTCTAATTCAAACTGTAAGTTATCTGCTACTTGTTGTCCTAAGTCATTTATCTCTATGAGAATATACGCTTTGTTATATACTTTAGCAACTTTCTCTATAATACTTGGAAAAACAAGAGGTTTAATTTCATTATCTCTATATTTTGCAACTACTTTATAAGGCACATTTGTACAATCCATAACACAAAATGCAGAATAATCATTTGTCAAACCTCTAGATACATCTACTGTCATAGTATAGATATGATTTTTCTTTGGCATTTCATATACATCTAGACCACCACTTCGTTTAGGTTCAATAACTGGCATAGTTTTAATTTTACTTGCATTAATAAGTGTATCTACACTACCTAAAAATTCACATTCAAACTCTGTCTGAAACTGTGCCTCACTTGTATTCTTTATTGTTTCTTCTTTCCACTTCTCATCACGACCGGGCACTTCACTCCAATGTACTTCGACAGGAACAAAATTATTATTCTTATTTGTTGCGTCTATCCACATCTTGTAAAACATATTCATTCCATGAGGTGTAGATACAATCATTACCTTTGATGATTTACCAGAAGATATTGTAGGATAAACTGAACTAAAAAATTCTTCGGCAATATTATTTGGAACATAAGCGAACTCATCTAAGAATATAATATTAAAGGTACTTCCTCGAACAGCACTAGAAGAGGTACTTGCCGCTACAATCCTACTTCCGTTTTCTAGTTCGAGAGAACCTTTGTTCCAGTTGAGACCGCCTTGTTGCATCCACTTAGGTAGATGTTCGTAAGCCAATTGCAAACGACCTAATAAATCTCTTGCCGTAGAAGATTTATTGGCGAGTATTGCAACATTCACATTATCATTAAATAAGACATAATGTAAGAGGTAAGAGACTATGATAGTTGACTTTCCACTCTGTCTAGGTAATTTACAAATTGTAAACCTATTATCATGAAAAGTATCTACCATCTTCCGCTGAAAGTCATACATTTGAAAAGGTACTAAACCTTTATCAATGGTGACAATTTTTAAATATTCTTCTATAAAATATTTAGGACTCTCTAAACACTTCATTACTTCTTGGATTTGTTTCTTTGTAAATCTAGATGAAGTGTGAGCCTTTTTTAAATTAGGATTACCTAAATATTGTTCTGTTTTTGACATTTAATTAAACTAAATTTTTTAGTGCTTCTGATAAATCTTTAAATTTTATTCTTGTGCCTCTTGCAGTATCTTCAGGTAGTTCGGCACCATAATCCATTTTATTCATTAATACATACAATTTTTCACCAAGTAGATTACCTGCTTCAAAATCTGAAAGATAATGAAATCCTGCAATAACTCTACCATAACCACATTCATATGCTGCTTTCATTAACTCTTTTTCTAACTTTGGTACTTTACCTGCAACATATCTAGCAACAACAACTGATTGACAAGCATGACCACTAGGATAAGACCTAGTTTTATTTGTTTCACTTGGTAATGTATTGAGACTAGGTAAAACTTCAATGGGTCTACTTCTATTGAAGTGTTTTTTAAAATGATTTATAATATCTTTAAACTCTTTTGGATGAAATTGTAATCCATGTTTATCACAAACCTTTTGAATAGCATAAAAAGGAACTCTATCATGATCTCTAACAGATTGTACCTGTTCTGGTGTTCTTGTTCTAATTATTTCTTCTACCTCATATGCTTCTTTTAAATCATCAACAGGTGGAGGTGGAAGAGTTATTACATCTTCAAGTCCTTTTCTAAAAAATATCATTTTTTTTCCTTTAACATCTTTTGTAATTCTGTTGTTGAACCAACAAACAATGCATTAGTAACATTCTTTGGTCCTTTGTCAGGTATATCTTTTACCTTCTTTAGTTTATCTTGTAGGTCTAAAAGATTTTGTGATACCTCACTTACTGTTTTAATTAGTTGTCCTGCAACTTCATATGCTCTTGGATGTTCTCCCTCTTTTGCAAGATTAAGTATACCATCAATTGCTTCATTACCTTTATCAAGTAAATTATAAAGATTTTTTCTGCCAGTTTCAAAGTCAATATCTGGATCTTTATCCTCTGGTACTATTACTTCGGTACTTACTTTTTTAGGTACTTCGTTTTCATAAGTTACATCTTCGGCGATACCTAATACTTCATTTAGTTTATCATCAATTTTACTCATATTAAATCCTCTTATGATGGTTTAGTAGGACTTGATGTCTTATCTTCACCAGTTGCATTATCGTAATCTAAAGTGTCAGTAAAGAAATCAAGTGTAGTCGTATATGTGTATGTATCATCTTTATCAGCTGATGTTGGGTTTGGTGTAACTGTAACTCTTTCAACTCTTGGTGCGTTGCTTCCTGTGTCAGAATATAAATCAGCTGAAACAGTTTTAATTATAGAGTTTGTACTAATTGGTCCATACAAATAAATTTTTGCTGTAAATGTTAGTGTATAAATTATTCTTCTACTACTTGTTAGTGTGCCTGTATAACTATCTTCATAATCTACATTGTTTAGTATAAACGGTATATCTCTTTTCGTATCCATTGTTCTATCTTCGATCATAGTAACAGTATAGTCTGGTTGAAAATATGGAAGTATTTGTTCTATGATTTGTAATCCATCGTCTGAATTAGCAACATAAACACCTAAAGAGAAATTAACATTATAAGGCACAGGCATATATTGACTATTCATTTTAGTAGTATCGGCATTTGTTGTTACTTTAGTTATCTTTTGATTCTTATTTAACTTACGACCGCCATCGTAACTATATCCAGTAACTTCAAATGACATTCGAGGTAGAGTGATTGCCACAGATGAATCGTCACCAGTTAGATCCTGTTGTGCGTCTAATCTGGCTAAAAACTTTTCTTTTGGTGAATATGATAAAGGTACTTTAATATTTTGTATAGGATTTCCGCTAGAATCCAATCTCTTAATATTCACATTATTGAATATTGTACCAAACGCAATCACAGTATTACGAATCTTTTTGTGATAAAAATGTTCTCCAAACATTAGTATTCGTCAACCTCACCAAATGGGTTTCTTTCGCTAAAGTCTAGTATATCATCACTAGTAGAGGCAGTATTTGTTCCTGCTTCTGTTTCAAATACTTGACCTTGGTCAGTAGGTTGTTGTGTTGCCATTGTAAAGTCCTCGTTAATTAAATAATCTATTGCACCAATACTACTTTCTAAAACAAAAGAACCTACTTCGTTTTCTAAAGTAAACTGGAAGTTCATTGTATCAGTTGATAAACTATCTTCAACACTATCAATCTGAGCAATACCTGTATCAATTCTTTCTGAACTATATTCAAATCGTGTACAAGATAACTTGTATGTAGGTAAAGCACTTTGTTGATAGAATGGTTGTTCGTGTTCAACAAACTGTATTTCAAAGAATGCTTTTGTTGTAGGGAAATAAACTAAGTCGCCCTCTTGTGGTCTATCAGCTACTAAGTCTGAATTATTACCTACTAGAGTTTCCCATCTTAATTTAGATAAAGTAAATACAATATCATCTCTTAATTCTAAACCAAACTTTTTAATAATCTCTTGTTCGCCCATATATCCATCAGTATTGTCCACATACATTTCAATGATGTATGAATCATCAAACGAGCTCGCAGGATCTTCACCAAAGATAGTATCTTTGTTGGCAATCTTTCTCGGTAAATAATAGACATCTTGGCCATATATCTTAAGCTGTTCTATAATTAAATCTTCGTATAGTCTTTGCTCAGATGTTGTGCCTGTGTCAAAATAGACATTTGTTGGCATTTAATTATCCTTGTTGCATATGGGCAGGTTCTTCATAATTACTTCTAATTTCTTCTTCTAACTGCCTTTGCTCTTGAATTGCTGTAGAAAATAATTCAGGTCCGTTTAAAGTAACCCCACCTAACATAGCAGTACCTGAAAATTTTGAAAGGTTTTGTCCCCATTGTTTTTTAATTAATGTTGTTGCATATCTCTTTAAGTAAATATCATCATAGATATCGGTATGAGTATCAGGATCTAGTTTTCTAAAAACTTCTATAATTAAAAATTCACCTGCTGTTATATCTGTTCCCCAATCCATATCAATAAATAATCTGTTTGATAGATGATTAAATCTCATTGGTTTTTCTCCCACTAAAATGTGATCGAGAAAATCTAAGTGTTGCATTGTCATTTGATAATGTATAATACTAGTAGATGAAAAATCATACAAATCGTTTAATCTTAGTTGATATCTAACATCAAACATATTTAAGTTTGCTCTATCAGATAAAGGAAAAACATTAACGACAGAAATTACAGATGAAGGAACTACGATAAAATTATCAGCTCTTTTATATGAAGTTGTAACAGAATTATCTGTAACTGATTCTGAAGCGTCAGTTGTCATTCTATCAATATCAGCTTGTGTAACCTGATATTTTAAATACATTCTTTCAACACCATCAACATGATATTGAGCAAAATATTGAATCGCCTCATCTATTCTATCATCTACTTGGTCATCATCAACATTTATATCAATTACAGGCTTACCTAATGCTCGTAAACAATACTCTTTAAATGTTGCTTTTGTACTTGGGACTGCCATATTTTATTCTTCCTTTTTAACTATTTATAACTATCCTAATGCGACTGCTTGGGCGATTGCAAAGGCATTAGTTGCTTTAGTGTCTAATTGTGTTTGAATTGCACTAGTTACACCGTCTAGATATCCTATTTCAGTTGATGTAACAGCACTAACAGATACATCACCATTACCATCAGAAACTAATGCTCTTGAAGCAGTTAAGTCTGCCATCTTACTAAATGCGATAGCAGCACTTGAATTTATATCTGCGTTTACGATAACACCAGAACCAATAGCAGCAGTACCACTTGATATTGTTATATCACCTGATATACCACCCTCTATATAAGTTGCAACTCTTGACAGAGCTGCCTTTCTATTTGTTCCACCTGCACCATCATCAACAATAATTAAATCTGCGTCTGCTAAAGCAGCACCTATATCTGTGCCACCATCAATATCTAAAGTTAATAACCCAACACTATTACTAGAAGCTGTTATTGTTTTATTTGTTAGTGTATCAGTTGTTGCTTTACCTACTAAAGTATCAGTTGCATTTGGTAAAGTAAGTGTTCTATCTGCGTCAGGATCAGTAGCAACTAAAGTTGTTTCATTTGAATCGTCAGTCGATCCTTCAAATATGATACTTGTATTTACAGTAACAGTTGAGAACTCTGAAGCACCACCGCCTGTGATATCTGTTAGATATGCGACTGTACCAGAAGCGTCTTGAATTGTAACTGTTCTATCTGCCGTAGGATCTGTAATCGCAAAAGTTGTTTCAAAAGCGTTTGAGGTTGCCCCTTCAAATACGAGTGGACTAGCACCTGCAAATACAGCACCAGTTGCTGTTACGATACCTGTAAGTGTCGGTGCTGATATACTTGGTGTAGCAATTGTTGGTGTATTAATTGTTGGTGATGTTAAAGTTTTATTTGTAAGTGTTTGTGTGGCTGCAAGACCAACAAAACTTTCACTTTGTAATGCACTATTAAATTCTGATAAAGTTCCTGTAAGTGTATTTGCGTCTAGATCAATTGATTTATTTGTAAGTGTTTGTGTTGTACCTTTAAATAAAGTATCTAATTGTGATAGTGTTACTCTACCTTCAGTACCGCCATCAGAAATTAAAAGTAAATCACTAGCAGTTAGTGTGTTAGATGTTAAATCACTTGCATTATCAATATTTACGATTGCTTCTACAACACCAAACTCTAAAGCATTTGCTGCGGAATTAACTTTTATAACTTGACCTGCAGTTCCTAATGATAATGAAGCACCAAGACCACCATGTGTTAGTCCTATTGTATCACCTGATTGAAACTCAGAGAGACCTGTTGCAGTTCCAGCATCATTGAATACTGCTCTAATCGGTGTTTTGTTTGCCATATTTTATCCTAAAACTGAAAAATGGTTGTATCACTATCTAATAGTAGATTACCACTTGCCAATGTAAATGTTTTTGTTCCTGTAAATGTCATTCGAGTGTCAATAGATGAATTGAACTCAAAATCTGTATTCTTAG